TTCAGAGTGATATTGCTTCTGTTATATTTCCAGTTTGTCCCGTCATAAGTGAAGATATAGGTTCCCGATTTACTCACTTTTGTTGCAAAAGTGGATACAGTCACTGTAGCTGCTGAGATTCCTGTACCACTTACAGCAGCTGTTGCCGCTGCAGTAATGGGCTCACCCGTCCAGGAACCAAAAAACATACCTCTGTTCCGATCTAATCTAGGCATATGTTTTTCCCCTTTCTCCTGATCAACTGGTTATGGTCGGTGTATTTGTAGACATATCATAAGAGATATTCTTTTCCGTCATTGCTCCTACAGGAGTAATGGTATACGGAATTGCATATCCGGATGTATCGCCACCAACAGACTGAGGGACGATCCATGCCTCACGGACCTGGCACTTTCCAGACATGGTATGAGCTTCTGCATTAACGGTTGTGAAAAATGCTTCTGCAAAGTAGCCCTTCAAATCGGCTTCACCGTATTTTTCTTCAATAGCGCATTCGAGCAGATGCTCATACATAGCTCTCGAAGGATCCATGTAGTACGGATCTACGTCAACTTGCGGTTCGTACCCGGAATGGACAAAAGTGGATTCCCCTAACACATTTTTACCGGTTTCGGTATCAGGGTTCAGCTCTTTGGAAAGATCATCATTGTCCTTGCCAACAGCTTCCCATGTGGAACCATCCCAGGAAATGAAGAACATTCCTCTATTACGATCTAATCTTGCCATAGTCTCAACTCCTCTTGTAAACAATCCTTATTTGGATCTGGTATCGCGCCGCGTCGCTTCCTATTTCAATCGGATAAGCGGTCAGCGTTGGCACGATTGATTTTATTTTTCCATCATTTATGAGTGGGAAATTACGGAGAATGTTCTGTTGCTGAATCCATAACACTACTTCATCATAAAATCCCAGGTTAGCAAGGTTTTGTTCTACATCTGCACCATAGCTTTCCTTGCTCGCAAAAATATAATTTATCGTCTGAAGTTCTGTCGGGATTTCCTCGCCTAACACATTCTCACGATAATTGATTTGGGACGGAACCGCATAGAGTGCATATTCTGTAGGATTTTCCGCAAGATAATCAATGCGGAAACGGTTTCCCGGCATAAGCGCCGGGCAGTTTCTGAACCAACGCCTGATTTGTTCGATATTATTTACTTCCAGCGACATTTTTTGCCTCCTCAATAATATCCTGCAGATGGTCTGCTTTCATGCGTTCGAACCAGAACGATCCGGCAAGCGGGTTTACATCTCTTGCATATTCCAGATCCCTTCCCGTCGGTTGTTTCTTTTCTCCGGGCTTGGAAAACCATGCTGTAGGTTCTTCGGACCCATCCTCAAAAATAGGGAAGTTAGGACCATATACTTCTCCATAGTATAGATACCGAGCATACGGTCCCGGGTATATAATTCTCCCGCTTCCTATTTTGGAATGTGCATAGGGGCTTTTCCCTAATGTACCTGTTTCCCACGGAGTATATGGCAGACAATAGCTGATTACCGCATTATCAATAGCCTGTTGAACGAGACCACCCTTTTCAAGATTGAACTGCCTCAGCATAGCAGCCGTATCTTTTGGCATATAGATTTTTTCAATCTTTATCATGATCCCACCACCTTCCAATGGGGGCTTTTCGCACGACGATTATCGGTCACTCCCAAAACGGTGAATGCCTCATACTGATCATGCAAGGTTTTCGGTCTAGGATTTTCACCCGAAACTGCACCTTTTACTATGATGTCTCCATTTTTCAGCGTAAACAGACCGCTGATATCATCCGCTGCCGCATACTCTTGTGGGGTAACATATGTTTTATCACTGAAATCTGCATCTACAGGTATCCGAATAATAAAACGATTTGCAGCTTTCAGCCCATTATCAACCGTTGATACAATTTCACAGAACCAGGATGCACCTGTGATTACCGTGCCAGTATAGATGTCCTTATCCGTTTCTGTATCCAGCCTCGAATTAAACACCGTAATCGTTTCATTGCACAGCTTCATCAGTCAGTACACCCCCCGATATAATAGCGGAGTACCTTCGTCATCATTTTCCCCGTAGAGCAACTGTTTTACCGTACCATACAGATTTGATAATGCCAGTCCTGCCTGTTCCGTGATACTACCATAGCTTTCTGAGTATCCGTCTGTATTGAATGAAGCGATAAGAGGATTATCCATTTGCGCTTCAGCCCCGTACTTTCTCTCATACTGTATGATTTGCATCATGCACATTTTTACGGCATCCGGAACTGATGCCATCTGCTGTACACGGCAGTCAGTCCAGTAATCAATCCGTTTCCTCGCCCTGAACTCAAACAGGTCAAACTCTGTTTCCGGGAGATCCCCGCCATATTCCTGATACTCTTCATAGGTCAGATATTTCATGTGTAGCACCTCCCCGGTCACAAAAAGTCCCCGGGCCATACGGCCCAGGGAGATGCTGTTATGATCAGCCCAGAGAGATGATACGGGCAATCGGGATAGCCTTGTGATTGATGTACTCCTTGGAAGAAGAAGCATTGTCGTTCACAAGCTCCCAGTTCGCGCCGTTC